CCTTAGCATAGCTATCAAGTGACTGACATTGTAGTACAAAGTCCTCCTCAGCTAGTGGATCAATGACTTTCTCGTCACTAAGTAGCTCCCACTCATCATCAATATACTCAGCCTTTGCTTTTAGTTGCTCAATGAATGCTGCACCTTGCTCATCTGAGAAGTCATTCCATCCACCTGCACATGATTGCGCATTTGCTCTCTCTAGTATTCGTGCTGCCCAGTCTTTTCCTGGATCTCCACCCCATAACTGCCATGCTATTCTGCCTGCTGTTGGAAATCCATCCTCTCCCTGATTCCACCCTAGAGCTTCCTTGTCCACCTCATGTCTAGCAAAGTAGCTATTCATTCGAGTGACAGTGTCTAGTGATAGGTTTCTCATGTTAGAGATATCTCTAGCTCTTGCTACTCCTACCTCCGTTCCTCCTCTCTTGTACTCCTCTCTCCACTTAAGACCTAGCTCAGCTTCTGCTGCCATTTCTTTAGTGGGTGCAAAAGATGTCTCATCCTCCGCAAGTTTTATCTTTTTTTTTTCAGACTGCTGAATGACTGTAGTCTCAGCTTGCATCTCAATGATGTCATTCTTTTCAATGGTCACTTGTGATGGTACTTTATTGAATGCTAGTATCTGCTCTACTGCATCTGTGATGATGCGTTGAAATGGCTCAATTACTTGCTTTGTGAATACATACAATGCAGCCTTAATCTCATCAGTATTAGAGCCTAGTCCATTGCCATCAGTTCTCACCCCCATAAGTAGAGGTGATGTCACTCTGTGGGCCACAATGATTTGAGAGGTAGCCTCTTTGGAGAGGTACTCATATTGCTTATCAGCATCAGTGACTGGAAATGGCTGTATTACTGGTGCCTCATCTTTACTCTTAGTGAATGTGATAAGGAACTTACCAGCGTTCTGAGTGCCTGATAAATTTCTCTCAATCTCTCTAGAGATTATTCTCTGAGCTTCGGGTGATGGCTCACCGTTAGGGAAGTTAATATGAAAGGATGGAAAGAAACCATTGAGTATATTGTTCACATGATACTCACTGATGTGTCTAGTCAGTTCAATCCAATCTTTACTACTAATGTAGTCAGGTCTTGGATAGTACAATGATCCCACACTATGCAGATGAAAGAAAAGCACCTGTCTTGGTGATTGATCTTCGGGATTGAAAAGAGGTACATATTCAGGCTTATTCTTTTGCTTTCTGATGTCTTGCCAATCTCTACTATACCATACTCCACATACATGATCCTCCTCATCTGATATAGCTAGTCTCACATTCTCGAAAGGCAAGTGATTGACCTGAACAATGCGAGTATGGTCCATGCTGTAGATAAGCTCCCAATAGACTCCACCTTGTAGCTTTAAGTCTAGTGCAGATGAGCCTAATATATTATCTAGCTCAAGCTTTGCGATATTCACCTGGCTTGCTGGATTGTCACTCTTGAAACCTTTACCAGCTATCATGAATGAGATACTATTGACTAAGCTGCCATGTACCGGTGAACTCTGATAGAGGTCTATCAAATACTGAGGCATTGCATTCCCCTCTCCCCATTCAACCCACCCCTTTGTAGTCTCTTTCTCTACTTCCTCTACCTTGATATATTTTGCAAAAGCTAAGTTGGTGATGTTATCCATTGTATATGTAGTCTGATGGTGTAGTAAATGATGGAGTCTGATAGTAGGTCACTCCCGTTGTAGCTTCCATGAAACCTTCCTCTACCAGTCCCAAAGATAATGCTGGGTCTAAATTAGTCCCACTGTTTTGTGCATAAATATTGTAACAATATCTGCCTGGATCTACAAGAAAGATACCCCCATTCAAGGAGTCATTGACATTGGTGTCAAATTGTAAGTGAGTAACTCTATTGTTCTCACTTAGTACTGTTGGAATGAAAAAATACTCCTTACCAGTGTTCTCATGTACGAGCTTCACTAGGTAGTGAGTATAAGTAGCAGCCAAGATCAGCTCCCCCTCTTTTAGAGAGAGGTAAGCTGTCTGTCCGGCTGTATTAGTTTGTACATAAAACATGCTACTTCTTAGAGAGTAGGTGCGTCTATTGTACCATCAAAGTCATTCACGATAGAGTCAGCTAAGCGGTAAGCTTTGTGAATCTCCTCAGCAGTGAAAGTGATTTTGTATCCGTTGAAATCAATCTTAGTAGTACCAGTCTCAGTAGACTCAGTAGCTACCTCTGCACCATCCTTGTAACCCATTAGCCAGTAGTTATCATTATTGTCTTGTACAATGATCACATGACGGCCTCTGCTGAAAGTGTCAAGCTGTAATCTGCGAGCTGCAGAAAGCTTAGTGAACTGAGCAGTTAAGGTCTGAGTGTAGAAAATAGTGTTGTTCTCTTTTGATACAGTTGCTGCCTCCACAAAGTTACCAGTGTGAGGCTTCATGTTTTAGGTCTCCCAAGTTGCTGCTGGAAGGGCAGTGATTTGTTCTGTTGTGGGGTCTATTGTAGCTGCATTGCTAATTGTAGCGTATGGACCAATCCAAAAGGATTTGATACCACCCACATAATTTTTACAGTCCACAAGGAATCCCCCGGTAGCTAGACATGACATGGCTTAAGTGTATTAAATTTTTTATTCATTTTTATATTCTATAAAAAAGGCGGAGCCAAATACCCCGCCCCTTTTTATGTTAGATGTGTTAGTCTTAGTAAGCTACAGCAACATCACCAGTGAAACCTACTTGAGTTCCGAAACGGTATCTCATAGCCATTCTCACATTATCAGATGCGTCAGTCAAGCTCATGTCTACTACCTTCACCTCATTCAAGTCAGATACTAAGTCAGTACCTACGAATAAGTTCTCGGGCTGAGCGAACAATAAGCAGTCATTTGGGAAACCTGGACATATATAGATTTCATATCCATATACTTGCTTCAAGATGCCATTGTCAGCAGGCTGAAGTGGACCTCCAGTACCAGCAGCCATACAAGCTTGCATATACACTTGGAAAGTCTTGCGGCTCATGTAGCACTTAGTGTTAGGTGATCCCATGATACCAGCTGGAATAGCTGCTACGGTAGCATCAATAGCTGTCATGATTGCGGTAGTACCACCAGCACCAGCAGGTGTCAAAGCAGATCCAATGTTGTAAGATGGAGATGTAGTGAATACATCTTGTAATTTCTTCATCAATCCATCAAAAGCAGTGTATCCACTAGCTCCAGCGATAGATCCTGAGAAATTACCTTGCCACAAGTTGAACTCAATCTGCTCAGAGATTTTGCCAGCTAAGTAAGTCAACAAGAAGTCAGCGAAATTAGCAGGGATAACATCATTGATGAAACCTCTACCAGTCTGCATAGCTTCCCAGTCAGATGCAAATTGCTCTTTACATACTTCCAAGTTAGTTTTCAAATCTGTCACTGTCAATACTTGCTCATCAAGAGTCAATGTAGATGATCCTACTCCAAAGTTGCAGCTATGTGCTTGTACTAAGTTAGTAGATGACAATCTTTTCAAGACAGCCTTGAACTTCACATTCTCTTTGACAGTCACATATCGGTTAGCGATAGTGTCACCTGACAACAATGCTGCGTGGATATACGGTAGGGCTAATTCCCCTGCGTATGTTCCGGTTACAGTTAATACACTCATTTTTTCTATTTATTAAATTATTTATTTGCTATGATTGCTCTTATTCTATCAGCTGGAGTGCTGTATTGGACAAGAGGCTTGATTTCTTTTTTTACTGCTGTCTGTTTTACAGATACAGCTGCTGCCTGATTTGACAATGCAGAGTATGCAGCTTTCACTGTGTCAAGCTCTTTAGCTACCTCAGACATCTCAATCTCTTTGCTAGAAAGTATCTTTTGAAATTCGGCCTTTAGTTCGGTGATTTGTTCGGTGATTGCAGTTAATGCATCATCTACATATTGCTTTGTCAATACCTCAGCTTGCTCTGATTGCTCAGCCTCTACTGTCACCTCTACTTCTACTTCATCCTCTTTGGGAGTAATAGCTGATACTTTGCCCTCAAGTACTGAAATAACAGTGCCATCGGCCACAATATAGTCACCGTCAGCAACAGCCACAGGATTGCCATCAGCATCCTTAGTGTAAATTTCAACCCCAAGATCCCAGCTCTCAGCCGGTGTGAATACGATAGTGCCATCTTCTAGTGCTGTTTCTACCATGAACTTTAGAGCCTCTGCAGTCTCCTCTTTTGTTACCTCAGCAGACTCATCCACTGAGAGCTTTATGTTATGTGCTGAAAGCTTCTCTTGAGCTTTAGCAATAATCTGATAAATGCGGTCTTTTACTTCCATGTGTCTTAGTATAAATGTCTATTTTCTTTTTTCAAATATCTTTTCTATGACTGACAAGCCTAGTCCTCCCCCTGCTATCAAGCAGAGTGCATCATACATGAACTCTGGACATATTTTGTCCTCATCAGCAGTTGTTGCAATAAATGCAAGGACTATCACAGTGGCAGTACAGATAAGAGCTGCAAATCTCTTGGAGCTCATATCGTCATTGGCACTGATTAGCTTTTTCATGAAGTCTCTCATGGATGCTCCAAGATGTTAAGCTCCTCAATCATCTGATCTAGTATCTTCTCTACTTCGTACTCATCCATCATCTTCTCCTCATTCTCTAGGAAGTACCCCTCTAGTGACCATCCCTTGAACACTCCATTCTTTACATCTTGCCACAAGCCATCATCTTCTACATGGCCACCAATATACCAGGTGCCAATGGGTGTAGTGAAACCCAATGCAGCTGACTTATCTTTCTCGGCATCTGCTTGTATCCACGTCTCCACTATATTCACCCCTTGAACCGGTATGGCATGCTCTACATTTGTGTATTGGTGCATGCTGTTTCTCATGTACTTCTGAGCAATGGCCTTGATAGTCTCTGCCTTGTAGGTAGCCATCCACTCCTCCTTAGTCTTGTCATTGTACCGGTAGATCAGTTGGTCAGGTATCATCACTGGACCATATAGCATTCTCTGTTCTCCACTCTCAACAGCTGCGAACTTTAGCTCCTCTACTTTCTCTTGTGCAGATAGTGCTATCCAGTTCACT